GAGCCCTCCTTCCGTTTTCGCCATGATCAAAACCAACCGTCGTGATGCAGCATTGAACGTAGCCGCAGGGGCAGCGTTCCTCCTGCTGGCTGCTTTCATCCATAGTCCAGAGAAGGACAACGCTCAGGCTCTAGAGAGCTGCGTCCAGACGCATCCCGACCGCTACTGCCGGCTGACTTACTTCCCCAGTTCAAGGAACTGACAGAAACCAGTTTCATTACCATTGTTCTTTTCAACAAACGCTGAAATGATTATGTTTAGCAAAAAGCATTCACCATGACTGTTTTAGAATGTCCTAAATGGAGCCTATGGGTGCATGGAGAAAATGGCTGGGCTCTCCTAGCAGTTGATGACAATGAGCACGCTCTTCTCGTGCGCATGAAAGGACTATCAATGTTCAGTCGACAAAGGTTTAAGGTGATACAGGGGGACAGGGCCCCACGTGCCTGATCGCGGTTCGCGAATGGCGAATGGCTGGGAGCCTGTCTCCTGGCCTTTTTGCAATTGTGAAGCTTTGTAACAGAACGGTGAAAGCAGGGCCACTTGGTTCTATTGTTTGTTCAACGAGGCGAGAGCCTCTCCTTCGTTTTCAACCATGACCACTCTCTTCATCGCATTCTCATGGAAGCTGCTGCTACCCCTGCTGGTGGTGGTGGCTTTGCTCGATTGGCTCACGGCCAGTGATTGCCGCAAAGTGGGCTTGCTTCGCCAACGTGGCCTGTCACAACGTGCCATTGCTGGCAGGCTTGGCATCAGCCGCCATGCCGTGAGCAAGCTTTGTAAAGCTTTGTAACAGAACGTGCCCGATGGGGCTGTTTGGTTTTATTGTTGTTTTAACGGGCCGAGAGGCTCACCACCAGCAAGACCATGCGCGAAACCGTCTACACCATTTACACCGTTGACCTCGCCACCAACATTCCCATCTATCAGTGCGAAACCATTGATGAGGATCAAGCTGAGTCTGAAGTGGACCGTCTCAATGACAACATGGCACGCGCTGGTGTGACTTGCACTGCTTACTACACCCCCTGAGGCGCGAGCCTTTTCTTCCCTTCGCTTTCCCCACCATGGCAACTTTCCCTACGCTCCACCTCAACGGCACTGGCAAGACTAATTTACGCGACGAGTACGCTGCTGCGTACGATGCCATCGACAAGGCTATTGACGCTCTGGCCGCTGCCACCTCAAATGCAAGGGATTTCTATCCACAAGGAGCAGGCGCCTACTACCAGGCTCGCAGTGAGCGCGATGCAGCATTAGACCAGCTTCGCAAGGCACACCAATATGCAGGCGAGATGCTTGCTGGCATCTGCGACCAAATGTGAAGTTTTGTAACAGAGGGCCGGCAACGGCCCCTCGTGACTTTATTGTCAGTTCACCGGGAGCGAGAGCTTCCTCCTTTGTTGAAAACCATGATTACCAAAACATCCACCGGCACCTTTATCGAAGCTACAATCAGCGGCAAATACGTTGATTTAATTAGCCCTAAAGGCAAAAGCATTCAAGTGACTTTTCTCAATGGAGATTGCTGGGTAAAAGTAATTAATGCTTCTTCAAAAGCCTATAAAACTATGACTTACGGCAAGCGCTTTGCTTGTTTGGAGTCTGCCATAGAAAGCTATAAAAATGCTGATGTAAAAGCTGCATTACGCTCGCTGCTTTGTCATCGTCTGTGAAGCTTTGTAACAGAGGGGCCGGCAACGGTCCCTGTTGAGACTATTGTTCTTTCAACGGGCCGAGAGGTCCACCACCTTGAGACAAAACGATGATCTGCATGGGCCTGCCAATCGGAACGCATCACAGAGGCGAAGGCTTCTACAGCGGAGCCTTCTCCGACGCTCTTGCCTGCCCACTGGCTTCTAGCTTGGACGATCGGAACAAGCCGCATCACACGGCCATCCGACGCTACTGGGCGCCCATCGGCTCCAGGAGTGCCATTGATTGGGTGGCCGAAGATGGCAAGCGCTACATCGGGAGTTAAGTTTTGCAACAAGGGGCCTGCCAAGGCCCTTACAATCTTCTTTTTCCTTCCATGGAAACCTTCGACGTTGTCATCACCGACCCACCATGGTCCTATTACGGAGCCCAAGACAAGATGGGCGCAGCAGGCAAAGAGTATGACACTATCACTGACGCGGAGCTTCTTGCATGGAAGTATCCTCTATCGAAAAATGGCTTGCTATTTATGTGGGCAACTTGTCCTCGACTTAACTTTGCCATGGATTGCATAAAGGAGCATGGTTTGCATTATCGAGGAGTTGCTTTCGTATGGGTGAAGACTAAGCAAGATGGTTCTCCTATTGGTGCTCAAGGAGTGAGACCTTCTGTAGTAAAGCCAGTTGTCGAGTTGGTGCTAGTTGCTTCTCCCAGAATGATTGGCCGCCCATTGAAACTCCACAATGAAGCCATCCGGCAAGTTGTATTTGCTCCTAAAGGGGAACATAGCCAAAAGCCTGAAGAAGTTCAAGACAGAATTGAACTGATGTATCCTGAGGCAACTAAGGCAGAATTCTTTGCACGCCGTCAGCGTAGTGGCTGGCAATGCTTCGGCAATCAACTCGACAAATTTCCTAAATCATGACTCTCACCACTGTTCGTACTTACAAGGCCAATGGCCCGTACTTTCCTCCAACTGTGATGAAATATCAGGCAGCTTCAACCAAGGACATTCTTTTCCATTGTCGGCTTGCAATGGACGATGGGGAAGATCTAATTGGCGTGTTTCACGGTGACGTTTGCAAAGGCATCTGGGAGAATGATGCAGAGCCTGAGCCTGACGGTGAAGGAGGTTGGGAATGGCCCAGTGCCTGCTACGTTCTCAAGCGCGAGCCTGGACGGTCACCAAAGCATTTTGCAACTATCTTGGAGCTTCTCAAGTGACAGTTCTTTCTATTGAATGGTGGATGTACGATGAAGAGCTGGAAAGCATCAAAGTACATGCAATTGTTGAAGATGCCATCGTGGATGATGCCACTCGCAACGAGCCAGAAGCCTATCGGCCTGGCTTGTGTGAAGCCATCATCGAAATGGCACGCTCCGAATGGCCAAAGCGAGAGGTTGATCAAATGAACTGGCTGGACGATTATGAGCCTGAATGGACCCTTATCAATGATGGAGGCTGGTGATGCTGTTAGTTGATTTCTTTCCTGAAGACTGCTGCAAGGGCACTGAGCTTGTTGAAGGCTGGTATTGGTACGAGGATGACGGTGATCGAGTGGGAGGGCCTTACTGGAGCCAGGAGGCGGCTTGTGAAGCTGCTAGGGAAGGCAATGGGTGGTGAGAGATGATGGACCCGGCTGGGAAAATAGTTGCTAGCATGGCGAAACGACGCAGGACTGCAATCCCACGTCGTTTCTGACCACTACCAATGGAGCATCATGGCAATGGCTACAAGCAATCATAGCAGTGTACCTGAAGGGTTCAAGGAGATTCCCTCGCACGAAGGGCGTTATTTTATCAATGAACAAGGTGACGTTTGGAGCGTTTACAAACGTGGATTGATGTGCCCGCAAACTGATGCGAAGCATCTCTATCCGTGGGTTTTAGTTATGGAAAACGGAAGAGCGCAACCACGAACTGTTTATTATTTAATGCGCTTAACATGGATGCCGTCAGCTCCTGGAAAAGTTGGATCTGGGCGTGGTAAATGGTGCGTTAATCATAAAGACGGAAATAAGTTCAATAGTCACATTGACAATCTTGAATGGATGACTAATGAAGACAATTTGCGTCATGCTTGGAAAAAACAACTTACACACTCACGGGGATGACTGTTCTTGGGCGCAATTCACAAGCGAACAAGTCAGGGAAATTCGCTTAAGACTTCTTCTCGGTGAAAAAGTAAAAGATCTTGCTAGAGAGTTTAATGTAAACGTTCAATCAATTAAAAGAATGCAGCAATACGCCGCATGGAAGCGTCAAGATTGGGATTTGGTCGAACCAATGATGCAAATATGTAAGTCTAAATACTTGCAAATGACTATGGATTGTATTAACGATGGAGGCAAGTTTTACGACTACTCAAGACCTAATGGTAGGCAGATTGTAAAAAATTGGAACTAGCTGGAAAATGTATTGTTTAAGACCCGGCTGAAGGCCTAAAAGACCCGGCTGAAGGCGTAAAGGGTCCGGCCCGCTCGGTATAGTAAGAATGATTCTCATTTTGCCTGGTGAAAATGATTCTTATTCTCATTTTTTCCTGGCGAGAATGATAATGATTCTCATTTTTGCCGCTGCCGCGTTTTGAGAATGATAATGATTCTCATTCTCACTGTTGCATCCCCCTGGGAATGATAATGATTCTCATTCTCGCCAGGAGGGGGGTTTCGGGACTGTAAAGAATTGTGACAGTTTCCGCAATTTTTGGACTTTCTATGGTAAGCAGTCGATTGTAAAGAATTGTGACAGTTTCCGTAATTTTCGCACTTTCTATGGTAGTCGCACAAGTGTGACGAATTGTGACAATCCTGGGATTCTCTCCAGTCTTATGGTATGGGCGCCAATTGTTGCGCACTGTGACGAAAGGACTTGACCGATGGGCGGACGCCATGCTACCGGGAGAGAGAATTTTGCCT